AGAGGTCTTAATAGGATTATGAACCGATACATGTAATAGTAAATAACCTTGGATGGATAATTATGAATCAACTTTTTGAAATGTACAAAGAATCTCTTGGTATTGAAAAGCAAGCCAAACCTACAACTCAACGCATAGTGAATGCTTTAGAGAATCGAATTCGATCATCAATATCAAAAATGCCTGGGAAAAGGCTTCGTAGGGTATCTAAGATAATGGGTCATGAAGGGGGTGGAACTATAAAAAAACTTAGAAGTGAGGTATTGGATACCCCGCAGGGTTCATTTTATAATTCTATGTCGTCTAATGAAACTGATAGTTCGGCTCGCGAAAAGATATTAGGAAAACTCAAAAGAATAAAAATATTATTTCCAAAATATTAAGGAGATCAATCATGAAACAATTTACGAAGCAAGCTGCTTGCGCTTCCGGAAAGTCAGCCGCTCGGACCGCGATGAAGCAGTCCAAATACATGAAGAAGACGGCTGAGGATAGCGCCACTTTCAACGAGACCGTTCCACAGATTGCGCCCAATCAACCCCAGAATGATTATTACGGTAATCAGGGAAACCTTCAGCCGTATAAGAACACATCTGTTGGGCAAGCTGGTCAGCAGGATCAGTATGCGGCTGTTCCCGCAGGCTATGATGAACAACAGCAAATGGCTCCTGAGATGCCCGGAGCGCCCCCTGAAATGATCGGGGCTGCACAATCATTCCTTGGTCCCGAGGTCATGCAGGCAGCTTCACAAGGCGATCCTTCAGCTATGGATCTTGTGGCAAGAACCGCCGCCCATGTCGGTATGAATTTCACAAATATGATGTCTAACCAATCTATGGCAGGACAGGAAGGTGCAGACGCAGGACAGATTGAAGGAGCCGCCGCTCCCGAGATGGCTCCGCAGGGAATCTCAACACCTGAGGAGGATATAGTTAATGAACTCGTTCCAGATATTCAGGCTCAGCCGCAAATGGGACAGCAACCCTCATCCGGGCAACCAGCGCAAGGCCAGGAAGTTGCGGGTCAAGGTGAAGAAACGGCTCAAAAGGAACAGGGTGGAGAAGCGGATGACATGCCAAACCATATCGATCTTAAAACTGTTGCAAAACTGATCAACCTGGCAAAAGCCGGCAAAATCTAATCTTGCAAAAAAATAGTATTAACTGTAATATTAAAGGCAGCTGCTTGCTGCCTTTTTCGTTTAGAAGTATATTTAGTGAGGAGGTACTAAATGCAGATGGCCTCGTTAAGCTTTGCCTATGCAGAGCTTCGACCCTCTGGGGCGTACCAAGATTGGATGCCGGAGAACGACTATCAAAAGTTTCTGGTTGATAATCTTGCTAAGAATCTCCAGGTAGTAAGATCGGCAATGCCAGCAGGATGCTCTATGCGCGTCTCTTCTGGTGTCAGGACAGCCGATGATTTCAACAGACTTCAATTACAAGGCTACCACCCCTCAGAAACGTCAGATCACTATTGCGGCAACGTGGTAAAAATAGACAAATCATCCAACAATTATAAAAAATTTGGCCCATTATATTTCTTCTCTTCAGGCGCTGCCGATATAGTTCCAGCCGGTGTCGATACTGAATATCTTTTTAAATTAGGCGTTAATTTGACAAAGAAGAATCTTTGTAAATTTGGTCAAATCATATTGGAAGAGGATACATCAAAGGCGACAAAGTGGGTACATTTCTCAAATGATTATAGTTTAATTTTCTCTCCCGATATTGTAAAATTTATTAATAGATCACAATTCTTAACCACAATCGATGGTGGAAAAACGTACACCGTATATAATCTGTAGGTATAATTATGTATTTCACGATGATAGAAGTGGTTAAGACGTCTTCCAACTTTTTTTATGTGGAATGGGATCTGGCACCTAATCCGTCAGCATCTTCATCTACCTCTCCGTCAAGCTCAGAATCTTTATCAGCATCCGTTTCTCAATCGCCATCATTGTCGCCGTCATCATCTGCTTCAGAATCGGCGTCTGCATCACCATCATTTGCACCAGGCGATACGATTGACGATCTTAAATTTCAAATCCACTGGTCAAGGGATCCAATATCTGGATTCCTTCCAGTTCTTGATGCCGATGGTAATCCTGTAGAGATAGATGGTGCTGTAGGCCCCTTATCCTACACTCACCAGGTCAGACAATATGATTTCAACCAGGACTCTTATTATAAAGTCCTTGCAATAGAAAAAGCCGACGAAACCAATCAATTTTTTTCCTCAACCGTTTTCGTTGGTATGTATAGCGACGGCGTACACGAGACAATGCGCTATGCTGAAGATATCCTGTATTCGTTTTATCACGGCGAGCCGTGCCTCATAATTAAAAAGAAATCGTTTGGTGCCAGATGCCCAACTTGCTGGTCGGCAGAACGTCAGCAACGTGTCAGAACTCATTGTGATACTTGTAAGGGATCTGGATATGTCGCAGGTTATTATCAGGCTATACGCGAACAGGTGGCGTTTGATTCTGATCCTAAAAAGTCTGATTCACAAAAAGAATTTGAAAATGTATTTGATACAATACGTGCCCGTTTGTCAAATTATCCTTTAGTTCGTACGAAAGATTTAATTGTCAATCTTGACAATAATAAAAGATTCGTTATTAGTCATGTTGAGACCACGAAGCTTCCAAAGTTAAGTGTTCTTGATGGTTCAACAAAAGTATTATCAAAACAGAATTACATCCTAAGTCAGCTCCTCACGCTTGAGGAGCTTAACCCCGATGATAATGAATACTTTTTGACAGCGGATAATATACCCGCAATTCCAATTACTGATGAAGGTAATACTGGAAGTACCCTTCCATTTTTTAATGATCACCTGCCGGTAACAGTTGATCTGCCGCTACGTATTGATGATGGTCATCAGCATATAATATTCCAATATTCATCTGATGACTTTGAATTAGTCTCCGGTTATTTCACACTGAAAAATACCGTAGGCATGATTGGCTCCGCGCCTTTTGTCGCAGGAGAAGTTCTAACACCGGCATTAAAAGCCGTTTTTGTAGATGATGATGGTACGATCCTTCATGCGGATTGTACGGATGTAACGCAGGTCGACCGGGTGGTCGGTATAGCTTTAGGCGAAGCTGCAGAGGGTGGCAACGTCATAGTACAAAAGATGGGTAGACTTACAAATTTAGACTGGAACTGGATTGTTGGTAAAGGGATTTTCTTCGATGAAAATGGAGAATTAACCCAAACACCGCCAACGTCCGGTTACTGGATGAATATTGCGAAAGTCATTACCCCTACAACCATAGATCTTCTTTTGCGATTACCAGTCATTTTAGTATAGGAGCACAAAATGCCAAAGGTCAGTGTTATTCTCCCCTCGAGGAATGAAATATTTCTCGAGAAGACGATCGATGATTTGTTTAAAAAATGTCGTGGGGATTTTGAGATTTTAGCTGTTCTTGATGGATATGAACCCACCCCTCCCATTCCTGAAAGAGAAAATCTTGTCTTTATCAGGAAACCGATTGCTCAAGGTATGCGGCCGGCAATCAACGATGCTGCCAAAATAGCCAAGGGTGAATATCTTCTTAAACTCGACGCCCATTGCATGGTGGAAGAGGGGTTTGATCTTACCCTTGCGGCGGATTGCGACAAGGATTGGATCGTTATCCCGAGGCGCAAAAGTCTTGATGCGGAGAACTGGGCAATCGCTGAAAACGGTAAATCACCGGTCGATTATCATTACCTGACCTATCCATATCTGAAACCGGATGAGATCGGTATGCATGGTCAGGTATGGAATGATCGTGCCCGATCCAGATTGGATATCCCGATTGACGATGAGATGTCATCACAGGGTTCGTGCTGGTTCATGCATAAAGAATATTTTTGGAAATTCGGCGGAATGGATTGTGTCGGGTACGGTGATTTCGTTCAGGAAGCCCAACAGATAATGAATCGGTGTTGGCTATCAGGAGGGCGCTGCGTGATCAATAAGAAAACGTGGTATGCCCATCTTCATAAAGGCAAAAAATACGGTCGTGGATATTATATTTCCAAACAGAAAATGATTAACGGGGCCGTGTATTCCGCCGATTATTGGATGAATAACAGGTGGCCTGATCGAATCCATGACCTCGAATGGCTGATAGATAAATTTTGGCCGGTCCCTACGTGGCCCGAGAATTGGAAAGAGATACAGAATAGAAAATGATCCACGGTAACTCGATCGGGATAGTAACCCGCTTCATGAACCGTCTGGATTATTTATCTCAATCTCTTCCAACTTGGATCAAACTGCCCGAGATTGATCAGATTATAATCGTTGACTGGAGCTCTGAAGAGTCGGCTATCCCGTTAATAGATAGCATCAATGATGATAGAATAAGCATTGTGCGCGTGCCCGGGCAATCCTATTGGGACCCTGGCCGCGCTCACAATGTCGGCATTAAACACACCAAAACCGAATTAATATTTATAGTTGATTGTGATGTAAAAATTAATTTTCCGTGCTTCAAACATATTAAACCACTTCCAAATCGTGAATTTTATATACGAACTGATAAATGGAGAGGTGAACCTTATAAGCTAAGAGGGTTGTCGGGAACCTGTATCTTTCAGAAATCAATGTGGGCTGAAATTAATGGATACGCTGAAGAAAAATCATCGTATGGTCTTGAGGATCTTGATTTTTATAATCAAGCCCGTAATGCTGATTATAAGTGTATTAAATGTTTAACGGCTCATGAATTAACACACATATCTCATGGATATGATATCAGACAAAAACATTATAAACATCAATATAGTGAATTTAATGAGGCTATTAAAGAATCGGAAAAAGAATTATTATTAATTAATAGGCGTATGCAAAACGTTGAAACATTAATTTATAATAAAGGATGGTCTCTTGCAACTTGATACGACAATTATATACTATACCGCAAATACTGAAGATCCTGTTTTAGAATCCAAAGTAAGATCAATTATATTGAAAAATAAAGGCGATCTTCCCATTATATCGGTATCAAGAAAACCGATTGATTTTGGTGAAAATATATGCGTTGGTGAAACCGAAGTTTGTGATATTTCGGCTTTTAAACAATTATTAATAGGATTAAAATCAGCAACGACAAAATTTTGCATTGCCGCTGAAGCTGATGTTTTATATCCGCCTGAGTATTTTAATTTTACCCCGCCAACCGATCAAGACGCTTATAGATATAATAACGTTTGGCTATTTTCATCATGGGTCAGTAGGGGTAATCAGAATAAATTCTGGAAGAAGGATTTTAGTGAAGGTGCTCAGACAGCCGGGCGCGAATATTGGATAGAACGATTACAAATAGGTATTAAAATGAATCATGGAAAATTTACTTTTCCTACCAAGGATCATTTTTTTTGGAACTCGGATAACCCAGTTGTTACAATAAAAACTGGCATGGGATTAAGATCTTTAACAGGTCATCTCAAAATATCAATGGACAAACTTCCAATGTGGGGATCAACCAATGAGCTTAGATCAGAAATTTGGGGAACAAAATGAAAATTCGTAAAGGATGGAGTTCTCATTTTCCTGTCTTAATTAAAACTATACGGATAACGTATGGGCCAATACTTGAAATTGGAACCGGATTATATAGTACACCATTAATACATTGGATGTGTTTTGATAAAAAAAGACCAATAGTTTCTTGTGAACATGATCCAAAATATTATAAATATAGTAAACAATTTTCTGATACTTTTCATGAAATTTGTTTTATTGATGATTGGTCTAAATTTGATATTAGAGCATATTGGGACATCGTATTTATAGATTGTGACTCAGGTGCGAGATGGGGCCTTGCAGAAAAACTTTGCAATAATTCTCAATATATTATTTTGCACGACACCGACCCAAAATTAAATAATGAATATCATTATGATAAAATATTTCCATTATTTAAATATAGATATGATTATATCAAAGCAAGCCCAAACACTTCAATTGTCAGCAATTTCAATAATGTTTCAAATTTCATGGATTAAGAGGGAGTGGATAAAATGGACGTAAATGAATATATACTTACCAAATATAATTTGAACGATTATAAGGGTAAAATGCCAATCGAACTCCCGATAGTTCGTGAGGATTTTTCCGTATTATTTAACGAGCTTGATTATAAAATCGGAGCAGAGATTGGTGTTGAAAGAGCATTGTTCTCGGAAGCTCTTTGTAAAAATAATCCTGGAGTAAAACATTTTTGTATTGATATGTGGCAAACATATCGAGGGTATCGTGATCATGTTAATCAGGAAAAACTTGATGGATTCATGGCGGAATCCATCGAAAGAATGAAACCATATAATGCTGAGATGATAAAATCATTCAGCCTTGATGCGGTCAAACAATTCAAAGATAATTCTCTTGATTATGTGTATATTGACGGCAATCATGACTTTCAGAATTGTTGTAACGATATTGTCGAGTGGGGTAAAAAAGTTAGATCTGGAGGAATTATATCAGGCCATGATTTTGAAAAACATCGAATAGGTGGAAGTTATATCCATGTGCATGAATGCGTGTATGGGTATACCGAAGCTTATAAAATAAGACCTTGGTTTAAAACCAAGAATCAATCACATAACGCAGCCTCTTTCCTGTGGGTGAAAAAATGACAACAACAGAATTTATTTTGAAGAAATTTGGAAAAGAAAATTATGTTGGTAAGATGCCGATACACCTCGATTGTCTTAGAGATGATCTGGCTGGTATATTCTGTGAACTCGGATTAAATGTAGGTGTTGAAATCGGGGTTGCGGCGGGAAGATTCTCTGAAATTCTTCTTGGCGGTCATCCAAATCTGAAACTGTATTGCATTGATCCATACCTATCCTATCCGGGATATTTAGATTTTCCAATACAAGAAAAATTGACGAATTTTGAAACGTGTGCCAAGGAAAAACTCGCTCATTATGGTGACAGAGTACAATTCATTAAGAAACCGAGCATGGCGGCCGTCAAGGACTTCGAAGATAATAGCCTTGACTTTGTATACATCGATGGTAATCATCTGTTTAGAGCCGTTGCGGATGACTTGGAAGAGTGGGGAAAGAAAGTCAGGCCAGGCGGTATTATAGCCGGCCACGATTTTGAAACTCACAAAAAACCGGCAATCATAAACGTCAAAGAGGTGGTTTGTGCCTGGACATATGCATTTGCTATCAGTCCATGGTTTGTGACGACCAGGATGAGGCGATATCCACAGGATGGTAATATAGCCCGATCATTCTTTTGGGAGAAGAAATGAACGATCTGACTGTTGTTTATTATACGGCAAATTTTGCCAATGATCGGTTTATCGCCGCTACTCGTGAGCGGTTATTGCAGTCGATCGGTGATATTCCGTTGATCAGTGTATCTCAAAAACCAATGAATTTTGGTGAAAACATATGTGTTGGTGATATTGGCAGATCTCAGGTTAATATTTATAAACAGGTGCGTGTCGGCATCAATGCGGCGACAACAAAGTATGTGGCTTTATGCGAAGACGATTGTTTGTATCCACCAAGCCATTTTACATGTTTCAGGCCGAATGACGATGAATTCGGGTATAATATGAATCGATGGGGGATCTATACCTGGACTAAACCGCCAATCTTTTCGAATAAACATCGAATAGTTTTAAGCCAATGCATCGCAAATCGTGAATTTATGATCGAATGTATCAATGAACGATTTGCGCGATACCCTGACGAATCAACTATTCCATTGCACCATTTTGCCGAATTCGGAAAATACGAAAAGTGGATGTTGATTACGATTAGGAAAAGGTTTGAATTCAATTCACCCGAACCTACAATAATGTTTTCACACCCTGATGCTATTGGGTATTCTGGACTTGGAACTAAAAAAAGACATGGAGATGTTAAGGTTAAGGAGCTTCCATTCTGGGGAACTGCCGAAGATGTTCTGAAAAAATATTGGGGTGAGGATAGGTTAGTATGACGAGGATATCAGATCAAGACCGTTTTGAGGTTCATCAAAGGCTTGGTGTAAAAAGATATGCAAGAACTTATCAACGCCCGCGAATATTATTAAGCAGGACATATATCGATCTTGCTTTAATATTTTGTGATGTTGAAAAACCAAAATTATGCGAAATAGGATGCGGGGTTCTTGATATATGCGGACCGTATGCATTAGATAGCGCAATAGTAACTGGATATGATTTCCATGAAAGCTCGGTTAAATTTGGAATGCTTCAATACCCTTGCGCAAAAATTTATTGCCAAGATATTAATACTATAACCGATATTGATTGTGATATTTTAGTAGCTTGTGAGGTTTTGGAACATATTGATGATCCTGTTTTATTGATGCATAATGTTACTAAGAGCACCAAGTTGTTAGTAATATCACACCCTATAAATGAATTGGCAAACTCGGGAATAACCAATGGTGAGCACTGCTGGTCATACACTGAAGATGATTTTGATAATTGGTTTATACAAAACGGATTCACTATTTATTCTAAGGAATATTTTGATAATGGAAGGCTTCATTCTTTAATCGGTATCGGGGAAAAATTATGAACGTACATCTTTATTGCATTTTAAGAAATGAGATTAAAATATTGCCTTATTTTTTAAGACATTATCAACAATTTGTTTCTCGATTTCACGTCTTTGACGATAAAAGCGATGATGGAACACTTGAGTTATTGGAAAAATATTCCAATATATTAGTTTTGCCGACAGAGATAAGCGGGCTTGATGATAAATATTTTCGAAGAGTTCATCAAACGGAATATACCAAAAGAAGTCGTGGGTTATGTGATTTTGTTTTTGCCGTTGATGCTGATGAATTTGTATATCACCCCGATTTAATCAACGTGCTTCAGAAATGCAAAAATGAGGGATATCAAATCATAAGACCTGAAGGTTATGTGATGATTTCAAAAGAATTTCCACACACTGATGGACAAATTTGTGATGAAATAAAAACCGGACTCAAGGATGTCTGGTATAATAAACCGATAATTTTTGATCCATTGATTGATATACAATGGGATCTTGGCCGGCATGGATTAAAGCCGATGGAAGGCATTCGTATTTGCGAAGACTCGGGAATTAAACTTCTTCACTATCGTTATCTTGGAAAAGAATATTGTGAAGAAAGGCACACGACTCATTATAAAAGATTGAGTTCCAACAATCTTAAATGGAAACTTGGTAGACATTTAGACCCGGCAAGTAAATATTATCACAGTCTTAAATGGTTCGAACACTATAAAGGAGATGCGGTACAATGCATTTAAAGGTCTCTATTCTTACAGCCAACATGGGTTCCTTTGATCCACCATCTACCATTGTAGATCAGGATTTACCGGAAGATGTTGAATTATCAATATTCAGATTTAATGATGATAATTTTCCATTGCGTAAATGCGCCATGACACCTCGATTACAGGCAAGAATACCGAAAATGTTCGGATGGGAAATGGCGCTCGGTTTTGATTATTATATATGGATTGATGGGTCATTTTCCATTTTAAATAAAGATACTGTTGCATGGTATTTAAAGCAATGCAAAGATTTTGATATAGTGATGTTTGAACATCCTAATAGGAAAACTATAAAATGGGAAGCTGAATTTATTCGAAAGAAAATAATGGATGGAAACGAATATCTCACATCAAGATATGAAAACGAATTGATTGATGAACAATTGGCGGCAACGATTAAACAACCAGGTTATACTGACGATCTTCTCATCGCAACCTGCTCATTTATATACAAGAACAACGTGCTACCAAGATATTTACTTGAAAGATGGTGGGTGCATACATCAAGGTATCATATTGTAGATCAGCTATCAATACCCTATCTTTTAAAAACATCGGATTGCAAGTATAAAATATTAAAAGATGATATCTATCATATTCCGTACTTGACATATACAAGAAATCAGAAGAGGTGATTCATGGGTGGCTTTGAACCGAAAAATAAATTTCCTGAAGGTGATATTGAGTGTCAGTTGTGTTCTGATAAATTTTCCGGGCATATGCGATTAAGATCGTTGACAAGACATTTAAAAGAAAATCATGGCGGGATTACGCTTAAAGAATATTTTGATATGTTCTATGGAACCGAACGTGATAGTCATTGTTTGCATTGTGGAAAAGAGGCTCCATGGTATAAATCTTTTTACAGAGATTTTTGTGATAGGTCGTGCGATACTGCGTTTAGAAATACGCAAAATTGGAAAGAGGAAGAGTATAGAAAAACAAGATCGGAATTTGTAAAAGGCCAATGGAAAGATGAAAAGTTTAGAAAAATGATGTTGGAAACATCTTCTAAAACAATAAAAAAAACATTAAAGAAACAATGGAAAAATGAAGAATATAGAAAGGCGCAAAGCGATAGGGCCGTAAGAAGATTACGGGATGAAAATGATAAATTTGGAACAAACACAAAAACATCTAAATATAAAAATATTTTAATGAGATCTGAATTTGAGGTTAATTTTGCAAAAGAATTGGATTGTGTTGGTATTAAGTGGAGCTATGAGCCATTAGCTTTCAGAATGAATAGTAATAGTTTTGTTCCGGATTTTTATATTAAAAAACTTGATTTGTTTGTAGAAATAAAATCCAATAATTGGGTTAGCGAAAAAATTGTTAATCAAATAGAATTTATTAAATTAAATGGACATAATGCTATTTTGCTTAATCCAAAAAATTGGGATACAACTGTTGGTGAAATAATTTCAAAAGCTATTAATCTAAAGGGTGGTGAAGGAGGTTTAGATGGATTCTCTATCGGTGATAATCCCTGCAAGGAATGAAGAATTTTTACAAAAAACAATTGATTCGGTATTAGATGCTGCTAAAGCTGAAACAGAAGTTATTGCAGTTCTTGATGGGTATTGGCCAGAACCAAAATTGATTGAACGTAAAGGTTTAAGGATTTTACATTTTGATCAATCTATTGGTCAGAGAGCTGCGATAAATCGAGGTGTAGAATTAAGTAGCGCAAAGTATATGATGAAACTTGATGCCCATTGCGCGATCGATGAAGGTTTTGATATTAAGATGATGCAAGAGATGCATTACGATTGGACAATGATTCCTCGTATGTATAATCTCCACGTGTTTGATTGGGAATGCAAAAAATGTAAAAACCATTCTTATCAAGGACCCAAACCAACCAAGTGTGACAAATGCGATAACATTACAGAATTTGAAAGAATTGTTGTATGGACACCGCGATGGAACCGAATGTCAGACTTTGCAAGATTTGATAGTACTTTACATTTTCAATATTGGGGTGAATACAAAAAAAGACCTGAAGCTCAAGGCGATATATGTGATACTATGAGCCAGATAGGTGCCTGTTGGATGATGGAACGTGAAAGATATTGGGAGCTTGGTGGGTCTGATGAAAAGCATGGAAGTTGGGGACAACAAGGGGTTGAAATATCTTGTAAAACCTGGCTTTCCGGTGGTCGTCAAGTCGTCAACAAGAAAACCTGGTTTAGCCATCTATTCCGTACTCAACCCGGTTTTGGATTTCCTTATCCAAACCCAGGAGTTAATAAAGCAAGGGAGTATTCGAGGAAATTATGGATTGAAAACACATGGCCCAAAGCAATTCACCGCCTTGATTGGCTCATCGAAAAATTCAGCCCCGTCCCCGATTGGCCTGATAAAAATAACCAGCGTTTAACCAAAGGAATTGTCTATTATACCGACAATCTTTGTGATGAAAAAATCCTGGAAGTTGGTCAGAGAAATCTGAGACATATATGCAGTGATTTTGATATCGTTTCCGTTTCTCTTAAGCCTATAAAGTTCGGTAGAAACTTTGTTATGCCGCTCGAGAGGGGTCATTTAACGATGTTTAAACAAATTTTAAAGGGTTTAGAGGAATCAAAAGCCGATATTATCTATCTGTGTGAACACGATATGCTTTATCATCCATCGCACTTTGATTTTGTCCCTTCGAGGAAAGATATCTACTATTATAACGAAAATACGTGGAAGGTAGACGCTAAATCGGGGCAAGCGTTATTTTATTACTGTAAGCAGACTTCCGGATGTTGCGCGTATCGTGAATTATTGGTGGAACATTATAAAAAACGTGTTGCGAGAGTCGAGGAAAAGGGTTATGATAGAAACATGGGGTTTGAGCCTGGAACCCACTCTTTTCCGAGAGGTGTCGACAATTTTAAGGCTGAAAAATACTTTTCTGAAATACCGAATATTGATATCCGACACTCTACAAATCTAACCAGGAGCAGATGGAGACAGGATCAATTTAGAAATCAAAAAAGTTGCCTTGGGTGGACCATGGCTGATGAAGTACCCGGATGGGGTAGAACCAAAGACAGATTCGATGATTTTTTAAAAACAGTCGGATAGATCAATGTTTGGAACAATATCGGTGAAAATCAGGGCGTTTCGTTCAAAAAATCTTGGGAGCGAGGCGCCCTTCTCATTTTGTAGAAGGTACTTATTGTGGCTACTGTAAAAGTATTAGTCGTTGGTGGTGGCGGCCATGGAGGCGGTACCGGTGGTTATACTTCCGGTGGAGGTGGTGGTGGTGGCCGAGTCTTATACAACGATTCTTATTCTATTACAGCCGGCAACAAAACAGT